GCCGGCGTCACGAAGCCTGCGGCCGTACTGGCCGACATTGGCCCCGACGTCGAGGACGACGTCGATCTGATAGGCGTCGAGCAGGATCCCGCGCCGCGCGTTGGGGCAATCGACCGGCCTGAACGGGACAACGTCGTACCCGACTCGGCGCACGAGCCGCCGAAGCCGTGACCGCCAGCTCATCGCCACGGGCTCACCGGTCGACTGTCGCCTGGGCTGGGACGCCAACGAGGCGACTGCGCGCTCGTACCATACCGCCGTCCGGACGATCCCCTCACCAAGCCCGACCCCGGCCTCGAAGCCCAGCAGTGTTTTGGGCCCGGGTGGTGTCGAGGCAGCGCCGTGGCTGGCCGTTGGGGCGATCGGGGCTTAGGACTCATCTGGGGAAACCGGGCTCAGCTGAAAGCGCGCTCGTGCGCCCGCCGGACCTCCAGCTCAGACCGCTCTTCGGGAGGAACCCGCCACCGCTGGATCGCCCGGAGGCACGCCGCCTTCTCCGTCGCGGCGAACACCTGGCCGAGACGCTGGCGGCGCAGGTAGACCTCCCAGCGGCGGTAGGAGCTTGCTGAAGCCATCGTGCGATCGTGCTCTTCCGTAGTGGTCAAGCGCGCAGTTTTCGAGCGATGCGCTCCAAAGTCCTGATGCGGTCCGCGAGCTCGTCCTCCGTCGCGCCGGCGGCCTTGAGGGCGCGCGCTTCGGCCCGAGCGGCCTTGAGCGCGTCTGCCGGCGTGGCGTGCGGGCCGAGGTTGACCACCACCCGCTGGCGCGGCGTGTCGAACGCAAGGTCGCGATAGGTCTCGACCACCTGATAGCTGGGCGTCTGCCGCCGCGAGGGGCTGATGCGCTTCCGAACGAATATCCGATCGTCTCTTGCGTAGTGTCAGGGTCGGGACAGCCTAGCGCGTCTTGACACTACCGACAACGGCCTCCGAGCGCTACCTCTCCCGGGCGGCCGCAGCGCCAGCGGGTCGCTGCCCTGGCTGTCGGCGGCCGGGCGCAGGAACGGCCGATCGATCGCATCAGGCAGCGGGTCGGGGGCGGGGGCGACCGTGGCCGGCTTCGCCCGGCGCCGGCGGCGGCTTTGCGCCTGCCCTCGACAGCGAGCCGAGCAGAACCGCCGTGCGGGGCCGCCGCGGCGCTGGGCGGGGTGGTACGGCCCGCTGCACCATTCGCACGCCCGCCGTAGCCTCGCCAGGCGGCGAGGCGCCGTTGGCCGGCGCGTCGCGCTCCTGAGCCTACCCAGGCGGCACCCATCTGAGAGCAGACCCGCCCCGACCAGCGCCCGCAGCAGCTCAAGCGCCTGGCCGAGCTCGCGTGAAGCTCCTCTAGCCGAGCCAGCATGACGCCGCGCCCATCATCCGCAGCGCCAGCGTGCGCACCCACGTAGGGCTGCACGCGCCTGGGCTTTCCAGGGCCAGCAGCAGCCAGCTCGGATCGTACTCACGGCCGGTCACTGCGGGCGCTTTCCGTTACGAGCGAAGGGATTCGCCTCCGCCTGGCGCTTCCGGGCAAGCACGCGGCTCTTCTCGCCGACCACGCCGAACAACTCGCCGAGCAGCCGCCACTGGCCGATGTAGCTTGCCGGCGGCGCCTCGTTGATGGGCCACAGCTGGCGCAAGTGAGCCGTCAGCACACAATACTGCCCGAATGCACCAGCATCGATCGCCCTCAGCAACCCGCTGGCGATCAATGACGGCGCCAATTCGCTCCAAACTAAACCCGCCTCGAGCGGCAGTCCAAGCGGCGGCTCGACTACGCCATCATCGACAACCACTTGGTGGCGCGCGCGATCACTTCTCAACGTGTTACGCAACACCTTCACACTATCTGGTGTCGGCTTTCTACCGTGCATTTCTCGTCACCCCAACCGCTATTTGACAGCCCAAAAATGTGACCACCGGAGCGGTCCCTTGTCGGAGCGGCTCGAGATTTTGGGGATACCCCGCGCCGCACGTCAGCCGTCCAGCGGTCGGCCATGTTGGTCCATCCTTCCAGGCTCGCCCGCGGCCTCGATCAGCTGGCGGCGCATCTCAGCCGCGCGCGGCCACGTCTTGTCGTAAAATGGATTGCCCGTCCGTTCGGGCGGCGGGCCGCCTGCGTCAAAGGGCGAGTGCTCAAACGGGAAAAACTTCAGCAGGCGATTGAGCTCGTGGAAGTCGCCCGCGCGCCACGCCGTGCAGGCCTCGGCGGTAATCTGCCCGGTCGTCGTCCTGCTGGTGCGCACGCGCTTCGTCGGCATGGTCAGACTACGTTGAAGGTGGTCGGGCGGCCAGGACGGTCGCGCAGAGGTTCGACGTCCAAGTTCAGATAGCGGATGGCCCGCACCAGGGCTGCCCGTGAGTCGCGCTCAATAGCCGCCGCAGGATGCGCTCGCGGCACGCCACGGATCGTCAGGACCTCGCCCTGCTCGTCGAGCTGGCGACGACATGAGGCGATCCGGTCCGCAGCCTCGGCCGCCGTCCTCAGCAGCGCCAGGCCACCAGGGTCGGTGATCCCGTACTCCTCTCGAATGCTGGTCCACAGTTCCAGCCCGTCCACTCCCAGATGAGCAGGCGGTACTGGCGGCTTCGACTTGGCGTCCGTCTCGGCTTCAACCAGCTTCAACGGGGATTTACGGGCCATCGACGTTCCTCGCTTTCAGCTTTCCAAGCACAACTATGTCGAGGTGCCGCACTCAGTTTCAACTTAGCGCGACTGCCAGGGCGGTGTCCGCTCGCGAGGTCACGGGCAACAGACCTCCCCGCCCCAGAGAAAGGCGCGCCCGGCGCCGTTCGGAGGGGCCAGCGAGCGCCTTCTCAGTGGAGCGTCGAGACACGTCGATCTCGAGCTGCAGCGAGCACATGGTTAACGGTGCGTCCGAAGTCGCATGCGAACCTATGCGCCGCGAGTTCCGGCCATCCCTGAGCGGCGAGCCCGCCAGCGATCGCATCGAGGATTTTGAGCATCATGTCGGCCGCGGCGTCGGGGTCATCCTGCTGCAGCAACCACCTCGCGACGTTGCCGACGCACTCGGGGTTCGGTGCCGCATTCACCATGATCGGCCTCGTCCGGCTGGCACGCGAACCACCTTGGGCCTCTCGTTGAGCGCACGATACTGCTGGTTCGTCAGGGCCATGAGGTCCGCTGCCTTGGAGATCGGCAGGCCCACCTCCGCGCGCACGGCAGCGACGGCAGCGTTGATCTGGGTCGTCGTCTCGGCCCGCAGCTGGCCAATCACCCTGCCCATCACGTCAATGAAAATCTCGCCGCTGATCGGCCGGCGCTTGTACTGCGCGACGATTTTCTTGCCGTTCATGGGATCACCACGCGACGTTAGAGATGAGTTGCACGGCATCGGCGCGGAACAACTTGAAGCCAAAGTAACGGCTGGCGCGCAGGGCCTTACCGTTAGTTTGCCACAGCGACACGAGACTTTGCGCCTCTGCGCTTGGCGTTGTCGACATCTGGATACAAGCGTGAGACGCGTTGTCGAGCACCACCTCGGCGGTATCGGCGGCGATGCCGCTCGCGTCGATCACCATCGCGAGGTCCTCGTCGGGACTGCCAACAGCCGGAATCTGGTCGCTGGCGATCAGGGTGATGTCGCCCAAGGTAGCGCCCGCGGTCGCGAGCTTGAGCTTGAGCCGGGCGGCGGCCAGCGGCGCGGCGACGAGGAACACGCGGCTGCCCGCGTGCAGCGACATCGCCGCCAGCGCGGTGCTGATGTCCGTGACGACGTTCGCCACGGTCGCGCCCGAGGACGCTACAGGCTGCGCTCCTGCGGCCAGCGCGGCGACGAACGTCGCGTCCGTTTCGGCCACGACAGCGTTGCGCAACTCGCGGCTCAACATCGCCGAGGCGGCGGCGGTGGTGTTCTCGGCGAGCTCGCTCGTGACGATTATGATCGCGTCCGCTTTCAATCGGTCGAGCTTGTCAGTCCCGAGGCCGAACGCGCTGATGGGTTTCGGAGCACCTTCCGCGACTGCGTAAGCGCTGATGCCCGTCGTGATGATCCGCAGCCCGCGCTGATCGAGCGGAACACGGGCCATGCTCGGAAGCATGGCGTCGAACACGCCAACGTTGCGCAAGCTTTCGAGAAATCCACTACTGACGATTTGCAAGTCGACGAGCCCGCCGACATTGGCGAGCGTGCCCGCGCCGGTGGCGGCCTTCAGGATTGAGGCGACACGCGGCGATGCTTTCTCGCGCATTGCCACCTGAAGCGCGTTGCTGACGCTGCCGTCCCCACGCAACATGCAGCGAGCGAGGCTTACGAAGTCGACGCTGCGGTGGTAGCGCTCTTCGAGGGCAAGCTGTTCCAATGTCTTCACACGACTTCCTTTCAATTCCAGGCGCCCCTCGCCGCCCCGGAGGTAAAGGCGGCGAGGGACTTTCCGTCACCCTGAAGCATCAGCTTCAAATCACAAAACGCGACGCGCGGTGGTCACGCGTGACAGAGCGGTTATTCGCCAGCCTGGGTCCACAACTTCACGACGTGCTCGAGGCACCGTGCCAGCGCGGCGCGGTCGTCGGCTTCCTCGGCGCGCAGCAGGCCGGCCTCGATCAGCTGCTCCTCGAGATTGACGTGATCGACTTCGACCCGGAGCACGATCTTGCCGGCCCGGGCGCGCTCGCGGCAGCGGCGTTGGCGAGCGGCGGCGGTCATCTGTCGCCGAGCACCAACAGGCCGAGCACCAGGCCGATGAACAGGCCCGCAACGCTCGGCCAGCGCTCGCCGGCCCGAATGTCGAGGGCGCTAGCCCAGGCGGTCGCGACTAGGACCACCGCGGCGAAGACGCCGTCCTCGGCGCTCACGGCCAGCGGCTCTTCATTGGATCGGCTTTGGTTCGAGCATCACGGCGCGCGCCACTTTGTCGTCCTGATCGAGATCGATCGTCAGAACGGCGCCGGCAATCAGTTGCGCCACGTCTTGCATGAACTCGTCACGGGCGGCGAGATATGCTTTTTCGAAGCGGGAAGCAGCCCGATTCGACACGAAGCGCGGCATCTCCGGGTCCCATTCGCAGCTGATACCCAGCGGCGGCGCTGGAAAGCTGAACGTTACGCGCACGCCGTGGGGCAGCTTAAAGCGGCGGATATGCTGCATTTTTTCTCTCTCATACGTGGCGTCTGTGATTTAGGCGTTTACCGCGTTGACCATTTACTATGTTGACCGGGTCAACGGTAAACGCCTCGTGTGCAGACGGGCGCACGGGATTCCAATGACTTAGCGGCACCAAAAACGCGAAAACGCCCGGGGCGACGTTTACTTTCAGGGTCAGAGGCACATTTGGCCGCACCCTGAAAGGTGGCGGAAATCTGGGATTTCGTCTGCACACGGGACGTTTACCCTACACGCCTCAGACTGTTAAATGCCATAGGTTGCCCTTCGTCTCGACTAGCCCGGCGTCCTCCATCCGGCGCAGCATCTGGCTCGTGGCCTGTTTCGAGCGGTCGGTCATCTTCGCGATTTGGTGCTGCATGAGCCCAGCACCGCAGGCGTTGCGAAGTACTCTGATGATGGCGGTCTGCTCCGAACTTGCGCGAGCTTCAGGCGCGACCATGTCGAGCCATCGCCACAGGCAGGTCTGCTCGTCGAACTTGAGCGGCATCTCGTAATCGGGGAGATCGCGTCCGGTGCCGAACAGGAACGCGTCGGCTTGGCCGCGCTCGCGCTTGAGCACGATGGTGGAGTCGGCAACGCCGCTTAAGCCGGTAGTGCCCGAGATGCTATCGAGCCAATCGTCGCTTTGAGCCTTTCTTGTGTGGTGAACCACTACGATTGCGATAGCGCGATCATTGGCGAGCCGGTGCAGCGTGCGCAGGGCGTCGGCATCGGCCTGGTAGGCGTCCTTATTCGAAACGCCGAGCGGCCGCACCTTGGATAACGTGTCGATGACAATGAGCCTCGCCGCCGGGTTCCTGGCGATCCACGCCTCGATCGCTTCGACGGCGCCATCGTCGATGCGGGGCCACTCGACGCACAGCGTCAAGTCGGCGCCTCCGGCAATCCCGATCCGGCGCAAGCGCGACTTGAGGCGCCTCCGGCTGTCTTCAAGGGCGAGCAGGAGCACGGCGCCAGGCTCGCAGGCGAAGTGCCCAAGGGCGCGCCCGGAGGACGAGACTGCCAGAGCGAAGTCTAGCATGAGCCATGACTTGCCGAGCTTCGGCCTGCCGGCGAAGACGGTCAGTCCTTCGCAGAGAACGTCCGGGACGATCCACTTGACCTCGGGGAAGTCGAGCTCCATCAACTCGTCCGCGGAGATCATCGGTGGCGCCGCGCCATTAGGCTTCGGCCCGCCGTTCGGCTTGGCATGCTTGCTTTTCGCCCGCCGCGCAGCTTCCTCGGCCTGCTCCCGCGTCGCGCTCATGCCGCGGCCCTCCCGATCACGTCGCCGATGGCGCGGGCGATCTCGACGAAGCTGCATTCGGCGAAGCAATGCACGACACTCCCGCCCCCAGCGCGTGGCGTGATCGACAGACTGCGGTGGGTCGATCCCTCGCCCGGTATGTGCGCCGGGCAGGCTGTGATCCAGCCGCCGGCCTTGAGCCGGCAGGCGTGCTTCGCGTCGATCCTCTTGGCCAGTGTCTCCGGGTCGAGAAGTTGCCAGTCGGAGTCGATCCTCTCGCCTGAAACGGATCGACGTCGATCCCTAGTTGGTTCGGGCTCGCCGAAGTCGCCCGGCGCCCAGGGATCTGGGAACCACACCTTGTCGCGACGAACCAGCGCGGTTGCGCCGGCCTCCCGGATCACGCCCTGAGCCGCCCTCAGGAACGCCTGCGCGCGGTCCTGGCCGATCTCGGGCAGGTCGATCAGATGGGCCTGCATCGGCTCGCCGCGCGCCCAGCGGTAGAAGGTGCCCCTCGGATGCCGGGCATATGCCAGGAACTGCTGGCCGGCGCCGAGCACCTCGATCCGGTGCGGCACGTAGGGGTCGGCGCGCCAGTCGTCGCCCGGCAGGGCGAACCATCGTCCGCTCAGCTTCTCGAACGGCGCCTTCGTCGAGAACGCCAGGAGCGCTTTCGGCGGCGATCCGATCCTGAACGGCGCCCCGCCGAGCATGTCGTCGGCGAGCCTGATCAGAGCGCGGACAATCTCCCGGTCGCGGATGTCCAGGTCGATCGCGGGACAGGTTGCGGTCAGGATCCCCGTGCCCCAGCTCGCGCACCGCGGCAGCCAATGCTCGACCGGGTGGCCGGCCTGCCAGTCGTCGAGCAGCGGCGCCTTGAAGCCGGGCTTGATCGGCACCGGCTGGTAGCCGTAGTCGGCGAGGAACGGCGCGAGCTCGCCGAACGGCTCCTTCAGGAACGCGCTCACTGGCCGCCTTCCCATGCCTCGAGCGCGATCTCGGTCGCCCGCTCACGCAGCTCTTTCGACAGCTCGACCACGTTGAGCCAGGCCCGTTCGGTCTTGATCGCGGGCATGGCCAGCCACGGCTTTTGGCCGTCCTGCTGCACGATCTTCGCGCCCTTGATCGTCACCCCGCCGAGGCGGATGTCCACGAAGGCCTTGACGCTGCTCTGCCCGCCGGGTCTGCGGATGGCGAGCACCTCGATCCCGGCGCTCATGGCGTCGCCTCCAGCCGCTCTCCGAACACCCGCAACTGCTCGCGCTCCTCGGCCTCGATCATTTGGAGGTGGTCGAGCTGGTTCTGGTCGACGTGCTGCTCGATGCAGTTGCGGACCATGGCGCGTAGGTAGTGCGGCGGGATCGCGTCGAGCTCGACGCAGGGGCGGTCGACCGGCCAATCCTTGCCGGTAGCGGTCAGCTTCGTCGGCCTAGTCGGGAGATCCAGCAGCACGATCTGATGATGGTCGACGGCCTGGCGCTCGAAGGTCAGCAGTTCGTCATCCCAGCCCTCGATCAGCTGAGGACACAGGCGGCGCAAGCCGGCTTCGATGCTCGCGCTGATGCGGAACCCGTCGCGGTCGTAGTCGCCGAAGTAGTAGATGACCGCCTGCTGCTTGCCCTCGGCCAGCTGGTCGGTGATCACGTCGGCGGCCGAGTAGAGGTAGCTCTCCGAGGCGAAGCCGCGACTGACCATGAGCGGCACGCCGTACTCCGCGGTGACGTCGTACAGGACACCGGCGAGGGCTTCCTTCTCGCACCAGACCTCGATGTAGGTATCGGCCTCGGCCCACAGGTCGCGCCGGTAGGCGTTTTGATGGCGCTCGATGAACTCGGCGAGCCCGGCATATGTTGTGGGTTTTCTCATCCACCGGGTGTTGTCCGCGATCCAGCTGTAGGGGATCTCGCCCGCTCTCCGCATATCGAGCAGCAACCGGGCGACGGTGTTCTGATATCCGGCCTCGGTCTTCTCGATCAGCCCCGCGACCACCGCCTGATAGAACACCTGCCGGACGGTCATGGGCCGGTCTTCCGCGACGATCACGCGGAGGCCTTCCCGGATGTCGGCCATCTCCGCCTTGGTGCGGCGCGTACGTTTTATCCGGCTGATAAGCGAGCGCCAGGCCGCCGCTCATGGCGCCCTCCCGCACCAGCGCCCACTACCTCCAAGCCCGGCGCAGCGCTCGAGCAGGGCGAGGCTGGCGAGCGCGGCCCTGGTATCGGCCAGGTGCCACAGGGCGAGCAGCGCCGCGTCTTCGAGGTCCTGCGCCGGCGACAGTTGAGCGGCCCGGCGCAGTGCGCCGTAAGCTGCTCGCAACGCGGCCGATCGCTCGAGCCAGATGGCGCGGCGGCGCGCGATGTCGTCGACCAGGTAGGCAACGGATTGCGCTCGGCAGTCCGCTAGGCTAGCTTCGGCGGCGTCGTTCCTGCCAGAACAAGCTACCGCCGCGGTCGGGTCGCCAGCCCGGCCGTTGGCATTTTCGGCCATGACGGCTCACGCCGTTTGCGCGCGTGGCTCGCGACAGACCGTGATCGGCCCTCGCTTGCGCGAGTCGATCCAGGCGTCGACTTCGGACTCGCGCCAGGCAACGCGCCCTCGACCGAGTTGAAGCCGCGCGGGAAACTCGCCAGCATCCTCGAGACGGCGGATATGATCGCGGGAATAAGGAATGACGTTGGACAGCTGCGCCCAAGTCAACAGGCGATCGGACATGGATCCGGGCTCCCAAACCACAGTGGGGGTGC